TAGGTAGCCTTTAACTTCTAATAAGAGATGTGGAGATTCAGGCACAATGACTTTTATATTTTTATATTTAGATTCATATACTAAGTCTCCAACCTGTTCTAGTATCTGCAAGTCAAGGTTGTCTAGTTCTTCTGTTGCCATACTCTGCTTACCACTTCTGTTCTGTCCGTGATTAGATGTAACACCTGATAAAACTACTTTATAGTTTAGGTCTGCAAAGTTCTTTACAATCTTCCAAAGCAATCTTCTTGCAACTGTAACTTGGTCTCGCAGGTGCATATCGAGATTCCAAATTTGTGATGAGTACCAAGCCGACAGACTACAATTTTCAACGATATCGCCAAGTCCTAAGACATACACTTCATCAATCGTATGACCTGCCTTCTTTAATTCTTTTAATCTTGCGTTGGCAGACTCAAGCGATTCTAAAACCTTGCTTACAATTTCTTCGCTACCTTTACCGTCTCGCTTACCCATTTGCCAATCTGCAACATAGTACATAAAAGCAGTATTACCTTTTTGTATTGGTTGTGCTTTAACTTTGTAGCTTTTTATTTCTTTTAATAGTTTTGCAAAGTCTGTATCAAAGTCAGGAACTTTTTTTCTAATGTCAGCTTTGTAATACCAAGCCTGTTGGACATTACCATTACCCATATTCATATCCCAAGTTCTGACTTGTAGGTTGCCGACTATCTCATATTCCTTTGGGTCAAATCCCCATTCACTTAGTAGCGTTGCAAACTCAGGCTCTTGTTCTTTAGTACCACGAGAAACCAATGTACCTTTGTTAGTCTTTGGGTCGTATTCAGCGTGTGGTTGCCACCCTGACGGGTACTTTTCTTTAGCTAGAGCTTCATTATGTTTCTTATCGTCATAGCGAGTAAGAAACTTATTAAGATTATTGGATTCGTTTTTTTTGCTCATTGATTCTATTTGTTATAGACTTTGGAGTAATTCCGTCCCAACCACATTCATCAACCAACCAATTAACTAATGCAGTAGTGTCTTTATAACCTTCTTCGAGAGCTTTTAAAACTTGTTCCCATTCAGCTTCACGCTTCTCTGTCCCATAGAAATAACCACGCTTGATTCTTGGTGGTTTATAGTTCTCAAGATATTCTTTAAGTGCCATTTGCGTCCTGTCTTTTGCTTGTTGTAATTATAGATTGTAAGTGAGACTTTAAGGGTATTTCTAGGGAATTTCTCAAAGTTTTTTTTTGGGAATGGCTAAAAGCTTATAAACATTGGGTTTATTCTTTATAAAATTTACAAGAAATACTTGCATATATATAATCTAAGATTATTATTTAAGTATTGAATGAAACATAAGAAAAAAGAAGGGAGTTGATTTCAATGAAAAAAGTAGAATACACAAGATTGATAAACGAATTAGAAAAAGGTTTATCAGAACAATACGGTAAAGATAATGTAGAAGTTATTGATACTGACGAAGCTAGAAACAATACAGACATAACACAAGAAATCAAAGTTAATGATGTAAGGTTTCCTGTAGAAATAAAAGTAACTTATAACCAAATTGATGATTGGAAAACATCAACAAACAAATATGGACATACAACAGAATATAAAGCAGTTGCAGAAATGCGTTCTGCTCATTTTGAAGTAAGCCGTAAGATTAACGACAAAGTAATTGAAAGATTTGTTGAAGTTGAAACAGTTGTTAGAAATGAAAAAGATTACTTTAAGTTCGTTACAGAAATAACAATGGATAATATATTAATTGGTAAGGAAGTTCAAGAAATCCAAACTAAAGATGTATATTACTCAAAGAAAGATAATTTTAGCCCATTGTCTCAATATGTAAAAAATTATGTATTAGGTAATGGTGTTACACCAAATTATAACTTTAGTTAAAAAATAATTAAACCCACCTACTTCGGTAGGTGGGTTTTTTTTATTGTTCCCAAGTTTCAAGTAAAGCAAACACAACCTCATCTAACTTATCAAGCTCTACTACAACTAATCCATTAGAAGTTCCGTCAGGCATAGCAACAAACATAAATGGTCTTGTATCTCCAATCCTTGTATTAGCGTCAGATTGTTCTTTGGCTTTTTGATATTTAGTCCATAAGGTTTGTACTTGCTTACCTGCTTTGACTTCTACTCTGACTTCTCCTTGCCAAGATTCTTCATTACCCATTTGGCTTCTAAACTTTGTATCAGGTATCTTTAGTTTCTTCCTTGCTAGGTTTTGTTTTCTTCTACCTTTGTTCTTATTAGTTAGCCCACGCTTTTGATTGTCAGACCAACCTTCTCTTTTCTTAACTGTCTTTTGACCCATACCTTGCATACCTTCGTGTTTTCTCATCTTGTATTCGCTAAAGGTTTCATCTTCTTGCCATTCAATCTTCTTCATTACAATCCACACATTCCTTCACAATCATCTAATTCTAGTGTCATTTGATAGCCCTTTGATTTTACAGTAAAGTTTATATCTTTTAAAGGTATCATAGTTCTGTGTAAGTAATTCTTATATCCGTCTTTACCTTTGTTTCTAATCTTTTCATCAAACTCTACTGCAAATTTAAAATCTTCAGGGTAATTGTTTTTCATATCTAACCACTCTGCGTTACTGTGATAAGGACATACAATACAAGCACTTCTAGGTGGTCTAGTTACTTCTTTTGAGTCATAGTAATTTAAACAATCTTGTCTAGTTATTTCACTAGGTATAAACGGATAACAATGTACCTGCCATTGATTCTTTGGAGTCTTTGCCCTTTGTTGTTCATCAAAACTTATACCCATAACTATTTCAATACTTTTGCCACGCAAATTTTTAAGACCCATAAGCTCTCTAATTTTTCTATGCAAAGGTTGTATCTTATAATCATTTGTACATTGTCTCCTACCCATAGATTTTTTACCTTCTTCATTCTGTGCATAAACAGGCATAGTTAAAAATCCTTTGTTAGTTCCTACTTCTGCTTCAGCTAAAGAATCTTCTACGATATTTGATTTCATTATTTGATAAATTGGAATTTTATTATTAGTAAATTTTATTAGGTAATCTAAATACTCATAAACTTCTTTAGGCTCATTACCTGTATCAGCAAATATACATACATCAGCAGGTTGTATTTCTTCTTCAATCATTTTTAAAAGTAAAGTAGAGCTTTGCACACCTGCACCAAGACTTAACACTCTAAAATCAGGTTTATCTTTTTGTTTTCCATTTGTTAGTTTTAGTTCATCAAGGTAATTATTTTTATAAATCTTCTTCACAAATTCTAGCCTTTGCAATATTGTAATATTCTTTATCTAACTCTATTCCAATAAAATCCCTATTTGTATTTACACAAGCAACTCCTGTGCTACCACTCCCCATTGTAAAATCTAAAACAGTTTCATTTTCTTTTGTATAAGTTTTAATTAAGTATTCAAGAAGTTCTACAGGTTTTTGTGTTGGGTGCAAACTTCCTTGTCTTATTTTTTGATAATTTAATATATTTGTTGGATATTTATGTGTATATACTTTTTTTCTATTTTTTGGATTTTTACCATTATAAGCAACTGTGCTTTTTACATTTGTTCCACCCTGTTTAATTGGTTTATCTCTTTTAATCATTTGTGGATAGTAATTAGATTTTTTATAAAATATGCTAATTAATTCTGTTAATCTCATTGGTTGATAATTACAAAAAGATATTCCACTAGGAATTTGTTTATTCCAAATCCAATCATATTTATATTCTTTTATATTGCTCATTTTTAAATATGTTGAAAATGGCTCAGTACCAAATAAAGCAATAGTAGTTTTTTCTTTCCTTATTCTTTTTAATTGTTCCCACATTAAATTGTTTGGTATAACTTTATCCCAATTACTTGCAGTAGTTCCATAAGGTAAATCAGTTAAAATAAAATCTACTGAGTTATCAGGTATATCCTGCATTACCTCTAAACAATCCCCATTAAATAGCTTCATCTAAAACTCCTTGTAATACATCTAAGCTAACTAAAAATTTATTAACTTGTTTAAGTTTATCAAATTCATAAGTAGGTACAAGCAAACAATGAGCAAACCATTTATCTCCCTGTTGATTCTCATTAATTACTTTTACAGATTTATATTTACTATCTCTTATCCAAGAAACAATGTATGGTTGTAGCTTTGTAGGATTCCAATATCTTACATAGTTAGTTGGATAACTCCAATACATCATAAAGTCTGCAAAGGTTTTCATCTGACAACCAATCTGCAAGTCCCCATTATCTTGCTCAATCATATATTCCAAAGCAACATTATTAGTATCTTCTATTTGTGTATCAGTTTTAACTTCTATGTAATTAGTTTTAAGGCTTTGATTAAATACCATAAGGTCAGCACCTTGTAGTTGTTCATCAATTCTTGTAGCTCTTGCGTGAAACTTATTACCACTCTCATCTGTAATTGAGTTGTAATGTTTAAGTATTAGTTTTTCTCCGAGCTTCCCTATCTTGTCTTGTTCTGTAAAGTTGTACTTCTTTATCATTCAACTCCTCATCTATATCGTCTAATAATGGTGTATCAAAAATCATAGTCCCAACAATGTTCGCTACTGTACCAATGCTTACCCCTGCCGTCATTATAAAAGAGCCAAGACGCTACTTTTATATTTAGGATTGGGTCTTTTCTACTGCCTGTGAATTTAAGTTTGTCCTGCAACCAAGACCAAGTCAGGTCATTAAACGCAAAGAGTCCAATGTCCTTAGTCATATTTGTATTTGTATTAGTTGCCTTTGGTCTGCCTGATGATTCACAATAAATCATAAGACTAGCTTGTAAGACATCTTCTTCCTTAAAGTGTGTTTGCAATAAAGGAATCCATTGTTGTACAACTACAACCTTTTCGTATTGTTCCCTGCAATCTATGTAATTATCTAAGCCTTGTGTCGTTGGTGGCAAAGATAATAGACACGCAATCACACCTTCAATAATTAATGAAGGCATATAACTCCTTTGTTATACTTTGATACAATAAGTATTATAAATCATAAATTGTTAATTTGTGATTTATATAAAAAAAAAGACCTTAGATACTAGCAATAGCTTCTAGGGTCTTTTACTTTAAATGATTAAACTATGTCTTAAAACGGCTCTAAATGGCTAATTTACATAGAATATTGGATTATTCCACCGATAAGTAAAACAATAAAGGTTGCAGTAGCCATTAACTCTGACCTAGAAATCTTTGTATTTACCTTCTCGTGTAGCTCATCAATGCGAGAATTTATCTTATCTTGTCCTTCTAAGACAAGCATTAACATCTCTTTGTTAGTCATTCCATTATCTGCCATTAGTTCTCCTTACAATGAACGCTTCCGTGTTTGCAGTTACATATCTGCACAAAAGAGCCGTCATCTTTTTTATTTACTAAGCACATTTTTATTAGCACAATCATAACAAATTTTATGTAAATCTTCTAAACAACCTAAATAGATTCCGTCAGTTCCACTATGAACTAATCCTTTTTCTGTTTTACAATATTTACACATTATCCACCGACTTTAAATAATATCTCTCTAATTACTTCTTCAATTATTACTAAGTTCTGATTAAATCCTGAAATACTATCTTGATACGCTTGGACTTGTGCTTTAAGTGTTGCTACTTCTTGTTGTAAATCATTAACTGTTTTAAACAACCAACCTACTAACATAGCTAATCCACCTTGAAGTATCTGACTTAAATTTATTTTTGCTTCCATTTAGTTACCTTCTAAAACCTATTGTTACTAACC